CCTATGCCAATCGTAATATAGCGTTACTTGCATCAGCCGTTGGAAACTGAATTGTAAAGGTTCCACTTGTAGATGTCTTATCACCACCAAAATCTAAAACAGCGACTGCTTTATTAGAGTCAGAGCTATTGTAAATTAAAGCACCTCTTGCTGTAATAGTTGCAGATGTAAAAGATATATCAGCAAAATCACAAATAGCTGTAGTTCCAGAAGTTGTTGGAGTTACGCTTGTTAAAGTTCCTCCACCAGAACTATAGGTTCCAGAATCAGAGACTTCGTTAGTTGTGCTAAAAGCGGTTGTAGTTGCATCCAAAGAAGCAGAACTTGTGTACAATGCTATTTTGAAAGTATCACCAGTTGACGCTGTAAAATCATGCGTACCTTGCAATAGCTCTTGTTTGAAGCTTGTACATACAGCTTGAGTTATAGCCATGTTTTATCCTCCTATGGGTTCTGTGATTGCAGAGGAGTACGTAACGCCCCATGCATATATTCATCTCTACGGTGCCTTCCTTGTTGTTCTATGACAAGTTCTTGAAGTGCCCGTTGATATGATTGTTCGTATAATTGCAGCATTTCTGCTGGTCCCTTCAAAAATTTGAAGGCTTCTGCAAGACTCCCATAAAGCAATAGTGCTGGAGCATTATTACCCAACCAAGAGGTTGAATTACTACTAGAAAGTCTTGTTGGTAATCTAGTAATTCCTAACTCCACGTTATACGCTACATCAGGCGTTGGTGCAACATAAATTGTATTATGATCCCACCATGCCCAGTATCTAGGGGTCCCTGTAGAAGTTCGATCTGGCCAATATTCGTTCATATAACTAATATCGCGTTGTTCTAAAAATGTCCTTGATGTTCCAGATGGTGCAAATATTTGCATGTGTCTAACGGTGCCAAGCGATGTTGGATCTGGAGACGCGCCACCCGGCAAAGATAAGAAAGCATTACTTGCTGTTAAATTAGCAGATTGATGTGATTTAAAAACATCTAAATCAACATCTCTAAATATTCTATTTTCTGCATGTTCAATAAAATCATTGACTATGGTGTCAGATAAAACGTTGCTATCTACCTCTGTATAATTTCTTATTTGTGTAACTAGTTCTGAATAAGTTGTTGCCATTATGATACACTCACTGATACTATACCAATAGATGACACAACTAAAGGTTGTTTTTTACTTGTTGAAGGTTGCATAGAGTCTTCGTATTCAAAGAATCCTGCACCACCGACAAAAACAGTTATAGGTTCTAATCTATCTGGTCTACCATCTTTAACACTTTGTGCATCCGATGCGTGTCTTTGTCTTTCAAGCTGTGGATGTTTAGCTTCAAACTCAGATTTATGAACCATGGAACCATTCCATTCTTTAACCATTTCTTTGTAAGGAAACTCCATACCACTGCGATCAGATATTGCTTTTGAATATTTACCAGAAGCATGTGCCATTAGATATATCCTCTTTCTGGTGTAGCAAAGAAACTGGAACGTGGTCTGTCTTCTTCCGAAGCACGTTGCCATTCTTCTTCGTATAATTGTTTTAATAAAGGTGTTCTCTCTGGTGCTTTTTTTACAGAAGTATAATAAGCTAAACCAGAAGTTAAGCATGGTAAAAATCTAGTTGGAACTTCTAACTGATCATTATAATCACCCGCGTCCTGTATTTTAGTTAAACCATAATACTTAAAAGTGTGTGCACCATCTGGTGTTGGATATAGATACAATGTAGGAGTAGATGCTCCTCTTTCCAAAAAGTATTGTACCGGTGTACCTTCACTAGATTTAGTAGAAATATTTAAATATTCAGCACGGCTTATTCTATCAACTTCAATGTCTGTTGTAGTATCTGATGTTTTAAATAAAACTGCTTCAAGTATATCAACTAAATCACTATCAAGTGTGTAACTTGTTGTGCTACCCGTTAGTGTTAATGTTCTAAGCTCAACAGTCCAAAGATTAATACCTCTGTTAGCCCATTCAGCTAACATAATATTAAGTGAACGTCTTGCGCTTTTTAAATCATAACCAGATCTAGAATTAATTCCACATCTTTCAAATGCTTCTTCAATGACTTGATCGACATCTAAATTAAAAGTGTTAGTTCCGGACGTTGCCATTACTTACCTACTTTTCTCATTGCCTTGTTATGAGCCTGCTTAAAAGTTTTACCTTTTTTCATGGTTTTCTTCATAGAAGACATGTGTTTTTTTGTATGATGTTTAGAATGCTTTTTTAAAGCTTTCTTTCCAGCTTTTGATATTTGTTGTGGCATCGAAGACCTCGATATCATTTTTAATTATAGTATGCTACTACAAAGTCACAATTTGTCACATCGACAAAAGCAGCCGTTTCAAATCTTACGCCATCTCCCTCAAAACTCATTACTAGAGGTTCATTCGCTGCAGTACCCCATTTTAAATGAATTTTAATATCACCAGCCGCGGAAGTATTATCATAAATTTTTACTTCACCGTCTGCCGCACTTGATTGACATTGAATAGATTTTATTCTTATTGAACCAAGATTTGTAGCGCTTCCACCCACAAAACCTTGCAGTCTACCATCTGATGTTAGTGCAACACTTGCTTTTACATTAGTCATATTATCTCCTAATTAATAATGTGGAGCGTTAGCTCCACATTTAATTTATTATGCTTCTTTAGCAAATGTACCTCTAACTTGAGTAACTTGCCATGCTACTACTCCATCAAGCGATGAAATAACAACATAGTCCCCTTGTTTAGAAGTTGCTTTTGTGTTGATTAAGTCTTTATCATCAGTAGAAGAACCCGCATAAGTGATTCCGTCTGAAGCGTTTGGACTAATTGTTAAAGTGTTTTGACCGTCTGGTGCTGTATTTACAAATTTAAAAGAATATCCTACAGCAATAGCTGGTAGTGTAAATACTACTCCATCAGTTCCACTTAAAAGAGTTTTTCCAGAATCTGCTGTTGTTACAGTGTAATTTGAAGATTTAGTTTCAATATTTACACCGTCTTTTCCTTCTAGTATTGGACCAGAAAAAGTTGTTGTACCCATTTTTACCTCGTAAGTAAAGTTATACCATCTCTACGAGCGTCTGCTAGGGCAGTCGGTATAACCAGTTATCCTAGTTTATAATGTGGGGGACTAAGCCCCCACAAGTTAAGAGTAATTATGCTCCCGGTGAACCAAAGATACCTCTAAAGTCAGAGAACCCGAATGAGTATCTTTCTCTAGATTTGTATCTAACGTTTCCAGTTTCAAAATCGCCTTCCATCTTAGTGGAAATTGGCGCTCTTTGGAAGTGTTTTAATCCGTTTGGTGCATCAGTTTTAATGAAAAATGCATCTGTATCAGTTAAGTAGTTATTTACTACATAACCTTGAGGAATCATTCCCATGCTACCGATAGCATTGATATCATTATCAGCAGTACCAACTCTTTGACCAGATTTCATCAATCTTTCAGCAGTGAACTGAAGATTTACTGGAATGATTAACTTTTGACCATTTAGAGCGATTTTTAATCCTCTATCGTCAGTTAATCCAGCAATGTCAATCAGTGCTTGCTCTAAAGATGTTTCATTTAGGTCAGCAGATGTTGCTAGTTCGTTTGAAATGCTACCGCCAGTTGATGGGTGAGCAGTAGAACATAATTCTACGCCGTCTCCACCAGTGAAAGATGAATCAAACGCATTGTTTAATACGTTCGCACCTTTTACTTGTTTAGCGTTAGCCATTGAACGAGCTAGTGCTTTTGTGTAACGAGAACTGATTGTGTCGTAAAGGTTATCCTCTACTGCTTCTTCAGTAATCGCAAAAGCAAGTGCTATAGTTTCGTGAGTGTATCTCGCAGTGAAAGACTCAGTAGCATCGTCGTAATTTACGCCTGTGCCTTCTGGTTTTACTTGCGCTGTACCGAAACCGGATAGCATTACTTCTTCTTCGAATGCACGATCAGAAGTTTCTGTATCGAAAATCTGTTCATGCTGGTTTTCGTATCTGGCATATTCCAAACCGAACAAAGCGTTTAGGCCCGGTTCAAGCTCTTTTACCAGTTGTGATCTAGAAATTGGCATTAAACCCTCCTATTATATTGCAGTGGTCAGTAACCAAGTATGCTCACCAACGTTAGGTACTACATATGCGTTAGCATTTGCAGAACTTGTATCGCTGTTGTTTGGATCCTTGGAGATACCAACTTGTTTAAATTGTCCAGAAGTTGTGCTGGTAGAAGTATCTAACTCTTGTGAAGATCTTCCAGAAAGAGTGCTTCCACCCGTTCCTACTAAATCAAAACCACTAAAGTTCATAGCTGCTGTGCCAGTACCATCATGTTGGACTTCAAAGACGATTCTTGGATCGTCGTATATGTAAGCCACTATATCAGAAGCATTTGTGCTTGCTGGATAATAGTTACTAAAAGTTGGCTTACTTGTAGTTGGGTCTGTATAGAAACATCCGCCGAAAATGCCTAAAACTACATCGCCCGCGTCAGCAGATTCAATTCCTCCTGCTGCAACAGCTTTCACTGCTTGACCATGATAGATCGCAGTGCCATAGTTCGCTGCAATTGCGTATTCGTTTGTTCTAATAAGACCGCCTGTAAGATGCCTTACGGGTCTAAACCCGAATGCTGCGTCTTTATTTGCCATCGTTATATCCTTTTTTTAAAGGGTTAAGTTTTTTTAGTTCGATGGACAA